CCCCCCCCCCGAACATTTACGGGACTTGTGAATTTATTGTGCATGATGGTTAGTCCTCCTTAGTTACATTGAAAGTCAGTGTATTTGTAAAAACAGTGTCATACTGCGTATATAAAATTGAGCCAGCTCTTACCATATGAATATGTGGATAGACTACCAGATTTCCTATTAGACTCGTATTGCTATCGCCAAAAGTGTTATATACCTGATTCCCTTCAAAAGTCAGATTAATTTTGAATTCGTTAAATGTACCATTCACTGACAGTGACGACATAACACTGTTATCATTCGTTTCTGAGAACATATATCCTTTAGGTAATTCAAATAGCAGACGTTTTTTGGATGGCGTCCCATAAGGAATAACTAGCTTTCTAAATCCAAGGAATCTGGCAGTAGAGGTCTTGGGATTAAAACTCATAAATTCAAGCCCCGTGTAGTCACCTGAGCCACCATCATCTGGCAACTCAATCCACGTGGTATCATAATTTGGCCGTTCCCAGAGTGTCTGATTTCCCATAACAATCTTTGATACATCGCTACCAATTGATAGGTCACTCATGGCGGTCACCACCAATCAGAGTAGAACCAGCGGCTAGAGGGCAGTTTCTACCCCCCCCCGATATTTTAAGTGTGTTAACTAACTTCATTTGTACTCATCCTTTCTAATCCGGAACAATTGCATCCGTCTTCCACATAGTCCATTGTCCAATACCAAATCTGTTGTATAAGTTAGAAAAAGACAGCACCAGATTCCCTGAAGGGTAATAGCTGTCATATGGCCATGCAATGTCAGCAATTAACTTTCTGCCGTCAACACTATAAGAAATGTGACTTGATGATGGCCCTGCACTCATAGCTGCAACAGTCCCCACAAGTGGAAAGGTCGAATCGACGTTTTTACTAAAGTGAAAGCCGACCGGCAATGTCAAAAGTGTTCCTTTCCATGTTCGACCATTTGTCCATGCAGTGCCTAACATTCCATAAAATCTGGTCATTCCAGTTGTCGGATCATAGTGCATAATTGCTGGCATACCAGATAACATTGTGTCTACCTCTACTGGTAACCACACATCATCAGCGTTCACAAAAGTAGTGTCACCCATAATCATCCGTGATACCTTGTCATCACCAATAGTAAGTGTCATAAGGTATCACCTACGATTCGGCGGCTCAGACGGGTATTTCTACCCCCCCCCCATGGTAAATAGGGTTAACTTATTATTCATGATATTGCCTCCTATACTTTTTCAATACCCACAAGTGCCGGTGCAGTAATTCCTTGGTATTGACCCGTTGTCATATGCTGAGAAAAATAAATAACACCTTTGTTTGAGAACTCAGCTTGATTCATTACTGAATAGAAGTACGCTTTTAAGTTACCATCAACGCAAGTAACCGTTGCAGTCATTTCATTACTCCCCACTACCATTTGTGAGCCCATAAGTGGATAGCAGCGAATGTTCGAGCTACCCGATGTATCAGTTCCCGGATGCCAACTTGTAGAGACGAACTTGTAGCCTGTGGGCGGAATCAGCAACGTGTTTGTCCCACGTGCATACACTCCTGATAGTTCAATCTGACCGTTTAGATAAGCAAATCCATTTCCATTATCATGAAAAAGTACACTCCCTTTAGCGCCATCAGGCAACTTCAGTGGCACCCACCCATCGGAGTTCATCCAGATGGTGTCGGGTCCTACTGTGACACGGTCAACGTCGTTTGAAACTTGTAAATCAGCCATTATGCTGTACCTCCAGTATCTACACTAAATGGATTTTTCTTACCGGCTGGACGTGTGCTATCTCTGTGCACCACAAGAGTGTCTTCGTGCGTCGTAGCGTACGCGTTGACAGCATCGGCATCATCATCAGAGTAAGCCATCACCATTCCAATCGCGTCAGCCCCATCTACAGTCAGGTCTCCACTGTCGAAGTTTACCTTGGACCCATTTCCTGCTTCATTGACTTGAACCACGTGGTCCTCGTCAGCCGGTATAAATTTTCGGCCAGCCAAGGTAAGCGTTCCGTCGCCATTATCGCCAACTAACTGCGTGTACGTAACTGTGGTCCCATTAACAACCGTCGACCAAACATTTCCGTTTGAATCAATAAAAGTACCTTTAGCAGCGGTTCCTGATGCACTAAACATTTGTACTAGCCCGTGCATCGCCGTTCCTGAAGGATTATTGATTGCTGTCGCACTTACATAGATACTTGTTAGCCCTCGCGGCAATGCAAGCAGAGCAAGCGATAAGTCTGCCCCACTAGCCACACTAGTTTTTACATCCCCCTTTGAAGCCGTAATCTTGGGAGCTTGGAAGTTTACCAACGCATCATCGGTAATATAAGGCTTTCCATTCTTATCTACGGGATCAGTGCTATATTTCCATGTACCAGTGACAGTTTCATTTTTACTAGTTCCCGGTGTGTCAGCTGGTAATTGTTTAGCTAAATCAGATGTCAAAACATAGCTTTTAAGAATTCCTTCAAGCTCTTCATTAGACACGGACCCATCCGGCGAAATAACAATATTTACATTGGCAGCCGAGCCCACGTGAACCTTCAATTTAAAATTAGTTCCAACAACCGTGGACCCATTCTGAGCCACCATCAAATCTGGACTAACAGCGGTGGCAATCCCATAAAGGACTTCATCCCCATCTACAGGTTTGGCAAAGATTGCCAGACCGCAAAGTAAGTAATCAGCTGTAACATCTTGATTGCTTACCTTAACGGGGATATTAACGGTATGGTCATCTTGGACTGTGATAATACCGACTGACAAGTCTTGAACAACGCTATCTAACTTTGTAACCGACTTCAGTTCATCGGAAGTTAGGGCTGACATATCCTTATCCGTTGTCTGAGCATGCGTGTATTGAATTTTGGTACCAGCTAGTGTCTTTGCCGACAGCTGATACCCCGCATCCGTGATAACCAGTTGATTCCATTTAGCCATGGTTTACCTCCCCACTCTCAATTTCATAATTCGTTGTAACTTGTTGAAACGACCGCATGTAATTAGTATTCGTAATCGTGTGCTCCATAGTTTCAGTATCCACATCACTAGGCACCTCAACCACGTTCATCGTCGTCAGCGCTGTGCCCACATATACGTTTGCTCTAGGACTAGTTACGAAGGACACACTGGACAGCGTCACCCCAAGCGCTAACGCCTGCTGTAGCTCAGTAATAAAGGACTGAATGATTTCTGGATGCTCAATTTCATCAAGTGGCAAATTATAAACTGAAACGTGAAACGGCCTTCCAGTCGTCGAACCATCTGGCTGAATAACGTAATCGTTCTTCACTTGGAAATCGTGCTCATCGATATTAAATGTCGCCGAAATAATTCGGATTAACTCGTTGAAGGTCCCTTGTGAGGTCCGTGTGATTGTCCGCAACTTCAGCAAGAAGCGATAGATATCATCAGGCTCACCAAGTCGCAATAGGCCCCAATCATCTCCATAGTCATCAAGCTGATCGCCAACCATGTTATCCAGGGAAATGGCCTTTTTCATATTTTCAGTATCCTGGATGTCATCGTACAAAAATTTGTCAAATACCCGCATCATTCGTTCGGTTGGGCTTCCCGGTGCCGTATTAATACGATTAGTTGGAACTGCCAAAACTTCATCTTCGTGATAGTTCTCAAACTCACTCTTGACCACTGATTGTCACCCCGATTGCATCGTCCGTAGTCTCAGCTACAGCAAAGTTATCCAACTGAATATCGGCCCGTTTCAAATCATCCGCCGCTGTCCCCCACGTTAAATCCGTCACGTTGCTAACTGATTCAACGTCATAGATAACGCCGAACAACTGGGTATACTTCAGTTTGTCTCCCATGCTGAAATCATCCATCCAGGCCTGGATACTATCTCGAATATCCTGGATAACATCATTGTTAGTCAGTTCACCGATATCACCTAAGTCAACGCTAATGCTCATATAAATGGTCTGTGTCGATCCAACAGAAAAGGCGACGTGATGAACGTCGCCATTATCCAGTGGGATATCAAATTTTTGTGAGCCTGTCAGCACGATTCCGGCTGCTACATTGTCTGAAATGACCTGCGCAACATCCTGCTGAACGCCACCCAGTACAAAGATGTGAGTCGTATACGGCGGGTCGCCCGCCAGCTTAGGAACATCTTCATTAACAATGTAGCGATAGCTTTTCGCATCTGGGAGCTGGAATAGGGCGGTAGAAATACCATTAGGTGTCGGCGATACCGTTGCTTTTTGCGCCATTTGAACACGCCGGCGTAAATCATAGTCCAATTCCATATCTGCCCCACCGGAAGCTGGTTCGGGGTTCGTCACATCAGTAATTTCTTCAACGTACATGACCTGATCAGTGATTGTATTGGCATCGCAGTTGTATTCTTCACCAACCTCTTCGGCCCAGACTCGCACAGTTACCGTGCCGCTTTCTCCAATTGTGACCTCTTCCTCAGTTAAATAGTTTCGATCCTGATTATTGCTAAACATGGTCTCTTCATCAACTACATATCCTGGTGTTCCCGTAACTGTTAGCTCAGTCTGTGCATAGGTAGCCACATTACGTGAGACTCCAAAATTACTAGCCAATCTGTCTAAATCCACACCTTCAGCTAACCAAATTGAGATAGCATCATGCAAATCCTCTTTGGTCAAATCCGACGCTACCAGTTGTCGGGCCAGTGATTCCGCAAACGTCTCCACG